GTCAAGACCGAACTTGATGCAGCGCTGGTCAAAGTAGAGCACGCTGTGATGGGGGTGCTTGACACTGCCAATGGCCGAGCATCTTTACACGAAGCTTTCAAGCACCTTCTGGTTAGCGGCAACGTCTTGCTCTACGTCTCAGAGCAAGGAATCAGGGTCATCCATCTGGACCGCTTTGTGCTTTGTCGTGATCCTATGGGTCACGTCACAGAGATTGTTGTCGAAGAAGAGGTTTACCCGCAAGCATTACCCGAAGGATTTTTAAACGACGAAGAGGAGGAAGGAGAGTACAGCGACGCAAGCAGCAAGAAGACAGTCAAGGTCTACACCTGCGTCAAGTTCTACGAAGGTGAGTGCCACTGGTATCAAGAGGTCAAAGGCAAAGAGGTGCCAGGCACACACGGCATGTGCAAGGAAGAAGCCACCCCTTGGATCAGCCTGCGATTTGACCGCGTAGAAAGCGAGGAGTACGGACGCAGTTACGTCGAGCAGTATTACGGCGACTTGCTTGCGCTTGAGAATTTGAGCCAAGCAATCTTGGAGTCGTCAGCTGCAGCAGCCAAGGCAATCTTCTTGGTCAACCCCAACGGCATGACCAGGCCACGCACCCTGGCTAACGCAGCCAATGGTGCAATCGTTCAGGGGTCAGCGTCAGACGTGACTGTCGTGCAAACCCAGAAGGGGGCCGACATGCAGATTGCTAACGCCACTATCGAGCGCATTGAGCAGCGACTGCAGTATGCCTTCATGCTGCACACCGCTATTCAGCGACCGGGTGAGCGTGTGACTGCGGAAGAAATCCGCTTTATGAGTCAGGAGCTGAACGCCGGCACTGCAGGACTCTATTCAATTCTGACCCAGGAATTGCAGCTGCCCCTGGTGCGGCGGCTGATGCACATCTTGCAGCGTCAACGCAAGCTGCCCCCGTTCCCGAAAGGGCAGGGCGGCAAGGCTTTAGTTAGCCCTAAGCCTGTTACTGGGCTTGAGGCAATTGGCCGCGGCGATGACAAGAACAAGTTGATTGAGTTCATCACAACTGCACAGCAAGTTCTTGGCCCAGAGATCATGGCTGAGTACATCAATGTCGACGAAGCGTTACGTCGGTTGGCTGCAAGCGGCAGCATTGATACAACAAACCTTGTTAAAACGCCCGAGCAGTTAGAGAATGAGCGCGCAGCTGCAGCGCAAGCACAGCAAGAAGCTCAACAACAACAAATGTTGATGGAGGGCCTCAAGTCTGGCGCCGCTACGCAAGCAGCTAAAAACTACACACAACCAGGAGCACCCTATGGCCCGCAGTTCGAAGACGGCAACCCCGACGCCGGAACCCCAAACCAACTCCCCGACGGAGACGCCGTCGCCGAAGGAGGACAAGCAAGTTGAAGTCATCGACATAGCAGTTGATGAATCACAGGGACAGTCAGCGTCAATGCCTGAAGTGACTGTCGACGACAAAGGCGTCATCCAAATTTCCTGAGACTTATGCCTGAACCTGTAGTTATCGCTAACGAACCGGCGCCAGCGATGGCGCCTAAAGATCAAGCAGCCCTTACTGATAACGACAACGTCGAGATCCAGGGCGAAGAGCAACTGTTTGCCGGCAAATACAAAACTGTCGACGAGCTAGTTAAGGGCTACAAAGAACTTGAAAGCCAGCAAGGCAAAGCTGACAACGAGCCGGAGCAGGAGTTAGCTGAGGGCGAAGAGCAATCAGCTAAGGAGATCTACGGCGAAGTTATTGGCGGCCGCCTCGAAGAAGCTGGCATTGACTTTGGCGACATGTCTTCTCGGTACGCCGAGAGCGGCATGCTGCAGGACGATGACTATGGCGAGCTTGAGAAAGCTGGCTTTAGTCGCAGCATGGTCGACAATTACTTGGCCGGTCTGCAGTACAACGCTGCTCAAGACAGCGCACTCAACGCACAGCAGGTATCTCAAATCAAGACTGAGTTCGGTGGCACCGATCAGTACGACGAGATGACTACGTGGGCTGCAGAGAACATGGAGGCTGACGAGATCGCTGCGTTTAATCGCATTGTTCAAGGCAGTAACGACGGCGCACAAATTCGCCTTGCCATTGCTGGGCTTTACGCTCAGTACACAGCAAGCGAAGGTCGTGAACCACAGCTGTTAGGCGGCAAGTCAAGCAGCAGCAGCGGCAGCAAGTTTGAGTCAACAGCTCAAGTGATTGAGGCAATGAATGACCCTCGCTATGCAAGCGACCCTGCCTATAGAAAAGCAGTAGAAAAGCAGCTAAGCCGCTCTGCTGTCTTTTAATTAGGTGGGCCGAGAGAGCCCGCCTCACACACATTGACCCTTGGCTTAAGTACCCAAGGGTTTTTTATTGGGCTGTTTACTGCTTACAATCTGTCTACCTAGACATTCATCTGGCGCACTGGCCCTCTGCGGAGGACACCCTGTGAGCTAAGAAGACTGGTCGGGTGCAACCCAATCTTTCTTTTAAGCCTCATGGCTAACTTCACAGCCTCACGGCTGGGTCTCGTCAACGCAACAGGCACCAGCTTCGACGCACTTTTTTTAAAAGTATTTTCAGGAGAAGTGCTTTCATCGTTCCGTAAGTCAACGGTGTTTGAAACTTTGCACACAGTTCGGACTATTAGTTCGGGCAAAAGTGCACAGTTCCCAATCATTGGTACTAGCTCAACTGCATATCACACACCGGGCACGCAGCTGACAGGCAATGCCATCAAGCATGCCGAGGCAACTGTGCTTATCGACGACAAGTTGGTGAGCAATGTCTTTGTTGCTGACATTGATGAGGCCAAGAACCATTACGACGTTCGCAGCCAATACTCAACTCAGATGGGCAACGCCCTGGCCTATACGTTCGACAAGAACGTGGCAGCCATGGTGGCCAAGGCTGCTCGCACCGGCACCAACTTCAACACTGACCTGCCAGGCGGTACTCAGATCAACATTGCTGCTGCTTCAAACGCAAAGGCAAACATCACTGGTGCTCAGCTAGCAACTGCTCTGTTCTCTGCAGCTCAGAAGCTAGACGAGAATGACGTACCCCCTGATTCAAGAGTCGCCGTATTAGCGCCTCGCGAATACTACAAATTGGTGCAAGAGACCAACGTAATCAACCGCGATTGGGGCGGCCAAGGTGCATACGGAGACGGCAAAGTCTTCCGTGTTGCTGGCATTGACATTGTCATGTCCAACCACCTGCCTACCAGCAACCGCTCTGCTGCTACTGGGGAGAACAACTCCTACGCAGCAAACTTCACCAACAATGTTGGCCTTGTCTTTAACAAGCAAGCCGTCGGCACTGTGAAGTTGATGGACCTGAAGATGGAGCAGACAGGACAAGACGTCCATGCTCTTTATCAAGGTACATTCGTGGTTGGATCCATGGCGCTAGGCACCGGAATCCTCCGTCCTGATTGCGCAATTGAGATCACATTCACTTGATTCAGTGGGGGCTTCGGCCCCCTCTTTTCTTTGCTAATTAACAATGGCACTAGCCCGCACCACATTCCTGGAAGCAGTGAACCGCGTCCTGCAAATGATGGGCGAGGCGCCGGTCAACAGTCTTACGGGTCAGTTCCCTACTGCCAAGCAAGCGCAAGACACAATCAACGACGTGAGCCGCAAGCTGCAGTCAGAGGGCTGGTCGTTTAACACCACACTGCAGCAAGCATTGCCACGCAACACAGGCAACGAGATTGATATGGGTCCAAGTGTTAGCCGTGTCGTGGTTGACCCATTGATCTACCCCGACGTGGATGTCACCATGCGCGGCGGCAGGTTGTATGACAGGAAGGCTGGCAAGTTCACGTTTACCGAGGATCTCAAAGGTGACGTGACTGCGTTGCTGGATTGGGACGATCTACCTGAGCACGCCCACCACTACATCACAATCAAAGCTGGGCGCCAGCTGCAAGAAGCCTTGCTGGGCAGCGCCGACTTGACCAAGATCAACCTAACGATGGAGGCAGAGGCGAAGAGCATTTTCCTGGAGGAAGAGACGACACGCAGCGAACACAACTTCTTGCGTGGCAACCCCAACCGCACCAGCGTGCTCAACACCTACATGCCTAGTCGTGCCCTGCAGCGCTTCTAGTTATGCCACTTGTCAGCAGCTCAATCCCCAACCTCATTAATGGGGTCAGCCAACAGCCGGCTGCGCTGCGATTGGCATCGCAAGCAGAGCAAGTTATTAACTGCATGCCAAGCCCAGTCGAAGGGCTGAAGAAGCGACCAGCGTCAGACCATGTCGCCAAGTTGTTTGCTGGCTCAGTTGCAAACAGCCCGCCGTACTGCCACATCGTTGACCGTGACGGCAGCATCCAGCACCTGCTGGTAATCCGTGACGGATCTATTAAGGTCTTTGCTTTAGACGGCACTGAGCGCACAGTCGCTACGCCTAACGGCACTGCCTACCTAGACGTCACAGGCAATCCGTCAGAGCAGTTCCGGCTGGCGTCCATTGCTGACACCACGTTCATCGTTAACCGCGAGAAGACGGTTGCCATGGACACGTCGAACTTGTCGACGAACTGGGGCACGAAGGGAATGATCTTTGTCAAAGCTGCCAACTACTCAACGACCTACAGCGTCACAGTTGCTGGCGTCACAAAGACGCATGCAACTAGCGCAACGGGAGCGCTGAGCACAATTGCAATTGCAACAGCTCTGCGAAATTCTTTAGCAGGCGATAGCAATCTCAACGCTTTTACTTTTACTCAAAACGATTTTGTTATTCGCGTAACTAAGAACGACGGGTCTGACTACACCATGTCTGCAAGCGATACGCGCAGCAGCACAGACATCAGCTCGATTAAGGGCACCGTGTCTGCCATTAACGACTTGCCTGCATCAGCAGAGCACGGGTTCAAAGTCAGGGTGCAGGGCTCAGCTGCCACCAGCTTTGACGATTACTACGTTGAGTTCGAAGCCAACGCTGGCAGTGGGTTTGGCCCTGGGGTGTGGCGGGAAACTGTTGCATCAAACATCCAATATCAATTTGACCGGGCCACCATGCCGCATGTGCTGGTGCGGGCTGCTAATAACACATTTACTTTCCAGCAATTTGCGTGGTCAGGACGCATTGCAGGCGACCTAGCTTCAGCGCCTAACCCAACGTTTGTCGGCAGTCAGGTAAAAAACGTCAACGTGTTTCGCAACCGCCTTGTCTTTCTGGCGGACGAAAACGTCATCATGTCGGCCGCTGATAACTACGACAGATTTTTCCCAGAGACTGTGCAAACTGTTGTCGACAGCGACCCGATTGACCTGACGTCTGGCGGCACGTCAATCAACTTCCTAACCAGCAGCCTGGCGTTTGCCAACACGCTGCTGTTGTTTAGTGCTCACGGCCAGTTCAGGCTTGACACTGGCGCAACCACAGTGGGCACAGCACTCACGCCAAGGACTGCAACTGTCACAGCGATCACGACCTTTGACCAACTACAGACGGTTGATCCAGTTGGTGTTGGACGAACTGTTTACTTAGCTATCCCAAAAGGCACATCAAACACTGGGCTGCGCGAGTTCTTCCTGCCTGACGCATCTGGTCCTGTGCCGCTATCAGAGGAGGTATCGACGCCAGTGCCTAGGTTTGTGCCAGGCAATTTGATTTCGATCTCCGCGTCAGTCTCTGAAGAAGCGTTGGCAATGGTCAGCTCTGATCAATACCAACGGCTGTACCTATACAAGTTTTTCTTTCAGGATGACAACAAGCTGCAGTCAGCCTGGGGTTACTGGGAGATCAATGCCGGCGGCAAGATTGTTGGCACTGCTGTACTTGACAGCGATCTGTACCAAGTAATCGAGTACAGCGACGGCGTCTATTTACAGAAGACATCGCTGCGTCCAGAGAACGTAGACAACACAGCAGAGTTTGAGGTGCTGCTCGATCGCAAAACAACAGAGGCAAGCTGCAGTATTGCCGTCAACAATGCTGGCGGTCTTGGCGTGACGTCGACAATCACATTGCCGTACCCAATTGCAACTGCCAGCAAGACAGTGCTGGTTGGCCGCAAGGCGACAAGCAACACGATCGCCCATGGCCTGGTGCTTGAGCCAACAGCAGAAAGCCTGGCTGGTGGGGCTGGCGGCAACGGCACAATCACTGTGCGCGGCGACCTATCTAACGCCAAGTTTTTTGTAGGCGAAACCTACGAAATGCTGTACGAGTTCTCGACGCCATACGTCAAAGAAGAGCCACCGGGTGGTGGTGTGTCTGTGGCTGCAGGCCCGCGGCTACAACTCCGCACATGGACTGTGGTTTTTGATGACACGTCTACTTTTGAACTTCGTATTACGCCGCAGGGCCGTTCGGTAAACAAGTTTCCATTCAACGGAATAACAACAGGTAGTGGCAACCCAGTGCTGGGCAGCGCTTCACTGTCAACCAGCAGCTTCCGTGCGCCAGTGATGGCAAGAAACATAGACACTAAGATTGAGATATTCAGCGACAGTCCGATGCCATGCCGCGTGCAATCAGCAGAGTGGGAGGGCTGGTTGCAGAACAGGGCGCCGAGGATCTAGGCGAGGCGCATCAGCGAGCTACTCGCCCATCTGACTTGCGGCACCTGGCAGACAACATGCGCGCCAATGACGTGGCAGAAGTCATGGCGTGTTCTGGTTGCACGCCTGACCAGATGCTGCTTCATTGCTTTCTACACAGCGTGCCGTGCCGGACGATGGTCAGCAGGCATGGCCACGTCATGGGTATGTGGGGCGTCGTACCTGAAGCAAGTGGTGGCAGGGTGTGGATGCTGGGCACAGAAGGCATGGTTGACGACAAGCGTGACCGGCGGACCTTTCTGCGAAAATCAAAAGAGCAATTGCAGGAATTGTTTAGTGACTACAGCGTGCTGTTCAATGTGGTCGATGCCCGCAATACTGTTCACATCCGCTGGATAAAGCACATGGGTTTTACCTTTGTCGCTGAACACGCAGAATGGGGACCAGAAAAGCGGTTGTTCTACGAGTTTGTGAGGATCTGACTTATGTGTTCAGTTGTAGTTCCAATCGTTCTTGCCGTTGCACAAGCAGGCCTGGGCATCATGCAAGCCAGCGCCCAGGAGCAGGCGGCACGCGAGCAGGTTCGGTTTGCAAACCAGCAGGCAGAGCAGCAATTTCAGTTTGACCAACTGCAAACAGATGCAGCGCGCACTGCTGAACTGCAACGCGAATCACAGCGCGAAGAAGAGATTCGCCGCAACACGGAGTTGGCTCAAATCACACGAGCTAACGAGATTGCTGCAATTAACACTCGGTTCAGGCAGGAGCAGGAAGCTTCATCGCAAAAACAACAAGAGCAAGGCAGGCGATCATTAGAAGCAGCTGGCAAAATCAGGGCTCAGGGTCGCATTGGCAACAACGTTGACTTGTTGCTCGCTGACGTCAAGCGGCAGCAAGCGACGTTTGATTACTGGGACGGCAGAAACTTGGCATTTATTGGCAACGAGCTGCAAGCACGCAAGGATGTGGCACAAGGCAACTTTGCCAACCGCGTAGCTAATCAAAGCCCGTATCAGAAGAAAATGATCCTTGATCCGCTTGAGCCAATGAAGAGATCAATGCCTAGTTCGGCGCCATACCGACTAGCTGCGTTTGGCTCAGTGCTTTCTGCTGCGTCTAGTGGCGTCAATATGTATGCGGGTGGTGCAAATGCTGACGGAACTAACTTCTTCAAATGACTTCCTCAGTTCGCGGCCTTTTTGTAGGCGGCAAATCCAACAGCGGCAACACTCGTCGCACCAGTCAACGCACAGCACCTGTTGCCGAAAACCAGGGCGGCACTGCACCACTGCCGGATATTGATTTACCTGCCGAGCAGTTGTCGCCGCGAGCCTCTATGCAAGTGGCACAGCTGCAAGCGGAGAAGCAGGAGTACGTCAAAAATATTGAGTTTCCGCGTTACCAGCAAGATCCAAAACCTACAGGTATTGACGACCTGCAACGCTTAGCTCAATCGCTAGGAAATTTCAGCAACGATTTAGGCAACGTTGTTAAGGCTGGCGTTGGCTTAGAGCAATCCAACATTGCAGCGGCTAAGGCGCACGCAGAACAACTAGCCGCACAAGGCCAAGCTTTTGGCCCATTTGCTGACTATGCAGCGCTGGTGCGCCAACTTGAAAAAGCGTCGACGGACACGTCGCTAGCAGAACCAAGACGGCAGCAAGCAGAAACTTTGCTTGACGAAGTGCGAGCACGGGGCAACAGGATTAAGCCGTACATCACAAGCGAAGCCAGGATTCTTGGCGTACAACGCAACACCACGACTCTGGCTGCTGCGCAAAACAAAAATCCAATTGTCGGGCAAGACGAACTAGGCAATGATCTGTACCTCACAGATGTTTCGGCTGACGATTCGCGCTATTTGCAATGGGCAGATAACCATATTTTTGGGAACACCATCCTTACGCCAGCAGAACATGAGCGCGTTAAAGGAAATATTTCAGCAGCCAGGGTTAACGCTGCTAACTCTCACAACTCTCAAGTCGCAAAGCGCCAGCAAGAGCAATACGCCGCGTCGTTTCGTTCGCGTCTGTCACAGATCGGAGAAGAAGATGCAAAGTCAGCATTGTCGAGCGGCGTAATTGCTGCGCCAGAATCCAAGATTGATCGAATACAAACGATCATGGATGAACGGGCGTTTCTTGGCCTGCCAAGCGACATGCAGCAAGATTTATATAACGAGGCTTGGGATTTTTATTCGCAAGGATGGGCGACGGTTTACGAAGACGAAGGCCAGCAGCTGTCGGCAACTGCAGCTGTTGAGTTATTTGGAGAACTATATGTAGGTCCGTTGTCGGATCGCCGCAAAGCTGACGGCACGCCTAATGAAGCTTTGCGTTGGGTTAATACGCAAGATGCAGATTGGGCAGCAACGGCTGAGTTTGATCTATTAAATGATCAAGCGGAAAAACGCAGAGACAGGCGCGGTATCCAAGCGCAACAGATTTTGTTTGACACACGAGAAGACGTTGCTGAAATTCAGTCTTTACTGTCTAGCAAAAATCCAGAAACTGGAGAGTACGACCTTGCCTCGCGCAGGCTTGGCGTTGAAAAATACGAGCAGCTCAAAAAAAGCCTTGCAAGCAATACTGATTTAGATCAAAAAGTTGTGCGCACTGCAATTAGCGATCTCGATAAATTATTTGACAGTGTCGATGAAGTTGTTTACGGCGAGCAGTTAGACGAAAATTATTTACAAGCAGTTATGTTAACTGCTTTTGTTAAAGCAGGCAGCATGACTACGCCTGACTTTATACAAAGAATCTCAGACATGAAAGACAAGCGCGAGATACGCGAAGAAGATTACGAAAAGCTCATGGGCAAGTTGCCGTCAATTGTAAACAGTGACGCAAAATTGTCTAGCGCTTTTAAGACTGTTGAAACTGAACGCAAAAGGATTGAGGACAACATTAAAGCACTTGAAAAATCTGGCCTGTCTCCAACAGATTTACAGGTAGAAGCTCTCTATGAAGCGCGAGATGATTTGCTGCAACAGCAGGGGCAGCTTGTTGTTGATTACGTTGAAGGTAAAATTAAAACTGATGAAGAATTGCAAGAGCGCATATTGTCTATAGTGCCAACAGATCGTCAACAAGATCAAATAGTTGCGCTTGAAACATTTGAAGATTACAACAATTCCATACCAAGAATTAAGCCGTTAGAAAGCACGTCAGGCGTTGTGGACATGCAGCGCTATGACTCTGCGTTTCGCGGCAATACGGCAGAACGACAGCAGCAAATGCTTAAGCAGCACGAAGACGAGCAGCCAATCTTTCACGCAACGATGGCTGTCCGCCTAGGCATGTCATTAAAAGAAGGTGCACCAGTTGATGGGTACGACTTCAAAACAATCCAAGACAATTTGCCGCCTGGCATTTCACCTGGTGCCTTTATGGAGCGCGAGCTTTTGAAGGTGGCCGCACTTGCAGAGCGAGCTGGCGACCCACGCGCAGCTCAGTACAAACGACTTGCTAAAGAAATTGCTGATTACAAAGCGCCGCAAAAAGTTAGCTACGTTGCACCTGAGGCCATTAAAACTTTTGGCGCAAAAGCAAACCAAACCCTTAGTGCAATGCTTGATGTACTTCTTGGAGTTAGTCCTGCCGCTGCGCAGATGGTTCCATCACAAGCTGAGTACAGATTTGCTCCTCCACCAGGCCAGCAAAGTATTCCTAATTTGGTAAAAATTGCGCTGAGTGCAGGCTTTACCCCAGAAGAAGCTGCTATTGCCGCGGCCGTCAGCATGGCGGAAAGCAGTGGCAAGCCCGGCGCATTTAACCCAGACGCATCTACTGGCGACAAGTCCTATGGGTTATGGCAAATCAACATGCTTGGCGGCATGGGGCCAGAACGCCGCAAAGAATTTGGCCTTGGCAGAGACGAAGATCTGTGGAACCCCACAACCAATGCAATGGCGGCCCGCAAGCTTTATTTGTCACAAGGCTGGGGAGCGTGGAGCGTTACTCGCTCATACAAAGGAGCGCCGCCTGCATACCTCCAATATCTACCCGAAGCGCGCAAGGCATTGCAGACTGTGCTCAAGACCAAGTAACGACACATGCCACTTAGCCTGGAAGAACTGCAGGGCCTGAGCTTCAGCAGTGAGCAGTCGCAGGAACCAGCACCGGTGGCGCCGGTTCAACAACTTGACGTTGTGCCATTCGGCGCAGAAGAGCCGGAAGAAGCAGCGTTAGCAGAGCCTGTTGCGGAAGAGCAGCAAGAAAGGCAGGAAGAGCAGCAGCCAAATTTGCTGCAGCGTGCAGCTGATTTGATTACAGGTGCCAACGACTCATTACTTGCAGACATCAATACAGCCGCGGCCGTTACAGCGGAAAGCGGGTTTGTTAGGCCTTTGTATAACCAGCTGTATGACCGCGTTGCAGAGAACCTTGGCCAAGGAGTTGGCGAAGAGCGCCGTGCAATTACAGGCTTTAACGAGGACGGCACATTTAAACAAGAAACGTATGTAGTTCCCGAACTGCAAGAGTTTGAGCCTGTGCCACCCATGTTTAAAGACGGCAACGTCAACATGGATTACATCGAGCACATAACTGCGCCTAACGAGCGCGGCTTGCGGCTTGGTTTGCTGCCAATGTTTACCGGCACAAAGCGCAAAGTCTTAGCCAAAGACGGCACGCTTAAAACTGTTCGGACTGACGCGCCGTTCCCTGTTGTTGGAGACGTTGAGCGTCTGTCAACTGGCAACGCGCTTGCTGACGCTGGGCTGGGAATGATTGGCCAGCTTGCGCAATTGCTGACGATCAACAGCTTTATGCGCTCTGCAGGCATGCCGCGCACTCCTGGCGCGCAAGCTCTTAACAAGATTGCAGCCAACCCACAGTCCAGTCGCTTGCAGCGTCTCGGTGCTACTGCGGCGCGGGAATCCATGGACCTGCTGCCAGCATCGCTGCTGCAACGTGAAATTAATAACCCATACCTAGAAGGCACAGGCGTCAGCGCGCTTGGCGACCTTGGCGTTTACTCAGCAAAAAATCTTTTTCCAGACAACCCAGACATTCAAAGCTTTGCCGAAAAGATTCAAGGCTATACAGATGCCCTGCGCATTAACCCAGACGACCCGTTAGATGTTGCCCGCGGCAAAGCGCTAGCTGATGAACTGGTGTTTATGGCGCCGCTTGGCGGCCTGCTTGGCACCACGTTTTCTGCGTTATCAAAGAATGGGATGCAGGGCTCTGCGTTCCGAGAGCTAAACCAAGAATTGCAAGAGGCATACGCCGACGCCGCCGGCAAACTCATCCTGGCCAACAAGGCAGAAGGTGTTGCTCGTGCAGCGCGGGAGGTGCCAGAAACGCCACCAGCAGAAACGCTTGCAGAGGAAGTGCGCGTTTATTCCGCAGCTGAGCGCAAGCTGGATCAAGTTCGACGTGCTGATGAGCTGCGCAAAAAACAAGGCTTGCAGCGAGGAGAGGCGACAGAGCAATTAACGACTGACCCTGATCGGCCACGGGTGCTGGGACCAGAAGAAGCGGATGCACTTGTAGAGCAGAAGACGCAAGAAGCTGTTGCCAGCGTGCAAAAGCTGCAAACCGTTGTTGCAAAAGCTGGGCAAATTGCAGAGCCGCAAGCGCGGCCTCAAGGCGTTGACCCGCAAGTTGCGACCTATCCAAAAGAAGAGATTTTTACAGCACCTAAACAGCTGCAATACAAGCTGAGCGGCATCGGCAAAGGCGGCTCAACTGGCAGCCTGGGCGACGTCAAAAGCTATGACCCTGATCTAGCTGGCGTCATGCTGGTGTGGCGAGACGTCGAAGGAGAACTTGGCCCGCCTGGCCGTGTTTACGCAGTGGACGGCCACAACCGCTTAGAGCTTGCTGAGCGCAGTGGATGGCAAGGCGGCATGAACGTCATGTTCATCAATGACGCTCCTAACGCTGCAGCTGCACGCATGAAGGGCGCGTTATCCAACATTGCCCATGGCAACGGCACGCCGATTGACGCTGCTAAAGCCATGCGTGACGGCAATCTTGGCGTCGAAGATCTGCGCGCTAAGAACTTGTCGATCAAAGCCAGTGTTGCCAATACTGCAATTGGCTTAAAAGGTTTGCCACAAGATTTGTTTGACCAAGTTATCGACGGCAAGATCTCACAAAGTGCTGGCGCAATTGTTGGTCGCAGCAGCCTGA